CTTCGCCTGTTTCAGTTTCTACTATTGGAGTGATAGCTATAAGCATATCTCCCTCAATGTATAATTGCTCAGGCTTACCGATTACGGCTTCCATTTCAGCACAATGGTCTACTAAAGACCATATTAAGTTTTTACCTGCTGGACCTCTTTCTTTAAGAGTCTTAGTAAAGGCTTCAGGAACAATAATATCATTATCTAAATCTATGTTTCCTGTTCTAGCCCAAACTGCTTTTACTCTACGAGTTTCGGTATCAACATCCATTACTTCGTAACCGATATCTTGTTTTTCAACAATAGTATCTTTTGATGCGTATGTTTTCATATTGACAAAGTTATTATTTTTTTTGTTATTGTATTAATGATGCTATAAGTTTTCCTATTGCTTGACCCATTACATTTTGCAAGGCATTCCAAATAACTCCTATTCTACCCATTGGAGGGTTATCTACTAAAGTTAAAAGTTTACCATTTGCACCTCTTACTGCCTCATATCCTAAAGTACATCTGCAATTACAAACATTAGCAGCACTTGCTTTAGAATCGCAAGGATGGTCCATTAATTCATAACCTAATCCTACTTGATTATTAGGAACTTGAAATTGTTTCTCCATAGGTAGTTTAGTTCCATCCATACTTAAATGGTCGGTATGGTCTCTTGGCTCTCTCCTTGTTCTGTTGTCTCTAGCTGCAATCCATTCTTTAATAGTTACTAATCCTGTACTCGTTGCACCTACCATTGAACCTATATTGGCTGCTCTGCCTGTTTCCGTTCTAGCAATAAGTTCTGCTCTATAATCCGTAATGCCTGATGTTCTAAGCAAGGCAATTGTTTGAGGCAATGTAAGATTTTGCTCGGCTGACTGAATTAGGAATCTTCTTATTTGTTCTTTTGTTGTATCGGTAATATCTGCTGCTAATTGGTCTAATCCATCATTTTGTAGTACTTGAATAATAGCATACTGAAAAGCATCCGTTTTAGCAGACTTGTATTCCATAGGCACATAAACCCCCTTTACAGACTTTTTAACGGCACTTTCGCTTATTAGAGCCATCTTAGTACCCATTGCTAAATGGAGCTTGTAAATGGTCTTTTTAAGGGCTTTGTCGCTAATTTTATTATAGTCTAGCGTACGGCAATAGGTATTCACCTGATTTTGTAGTTCTTTCTTGAACTTAGGCGAATATTGTTTTAAAGCATTAGCATACAGTTTCCTGTAATCTTGCCAAATCATTTTATGGATTTAGGTTATCAGGAATATTTAAAGGCTGAAATTGATCCGTAGGTTGCAAAGATGAAGGGATATAAAGTTTCTCCATCTCCTCTTGTGGAATATAGTCTGGAGTTTTAATACCCATAATCTCATTCTTTTGAGAAGGTGGAATCCACCAAGCAGTATTTAACCAAGCAACTTGCTCTGTCTTATTTGCCTCTAATTCTTGATAGACTTGAATATCATATCCTACATACAAACCACTATTTCTATAACCCCAGTCAGTATGTAATTTTCTATTTAAGTTATCAGTTAATGCATCTAATAAAGGAATAGCACATCTTAAAGTTAATGCCTTTTCTCCCTCTATTTGGTTATTGTAAGTCTTGTTATCTGCATCGTTTAATAGTTGTGATGGTACTCCGTAAATATTACAAAGTGCCTTCATATCCCATTTCTCTGATTCAATGATATTAAGTTCTACTGGACTTAAACCTATTTGTTTCCAGTCAACCTTATAACCTGATACTGCAATAGAGTTAAAATTAGCTGCACCACCTTTCTCGCTAACTGCTCTCTTTAATGCTTGTGCTTGTGCTTGACCACTTGTAGGGTCAAATCTTTCATCGTTCATAAATAGAACTCCTGCTGGTCCACCATTTTGGAATGATGCAACGGCAGCAGTCTTAGCTTCATTACTTCTAGTTAAAGTTCTTGCTGCTGCAAGTAATGGACTTTGTCCGTATAATTGACCACCTGTAACTGTCCATTCAGGGTTAAAGTATTTGTCGTGTAAGATTTCTTTTGGGTCAAAGGACCACATTGCTCCATAGTATAATTGATATCCAACTCTGGTTGGTGGGAACATTTCGATGTTTGCAATAATAGCCATATACTGAGCAGGTAAAGCAAATAGTTCAAACGGCTTACCTTGATTGTTTCCTGTTTCAATAAGTTTTCCATATATAAATGAATTACCAGTTATTAACTTAAATCCACACCATTGCTCAACTAAATCTGCCCAAGTATCTTCTCCATTAGGATATTTTAATAGGTCGTTTAACCTTTGGTCTCCTGTATATATTTCAAATGCTTTCTTATGTAAATCGTTTACCTCTTGCCAGTTAGTAATCTTATCTGGTTGTTTCATTAATGATTTATATCTTTTTGCAGATACTTCATCTTTAACTTTATAAACGTGGAATGGAGCAAGTTTTGCTTTATCTGTAATTAATTTTACAATTGAGTAAACTATATCATTAGCTATATATCCATCTCTTACGAATGCTCTTGAATCACCACCTTGCCAAGTAACGATTCCACGTTGAATAGCGACACTTGTATCAAAAGGAATATTAGGTAATAGAGTGTTTATCTTCTTTTTAGTTAAGAAGTCGAAAAATGCCATATTATTAGAATTTAAACAAAGTTATGATTTTTACATCAAAATACACTTACTTGAAATCTTGGTGAATATTCAAAGAACATTCTCATAGCCAAACAATCACTAAAATCAGGAGAACGACCTATTGCTGCTTTCACTTTATCTTTAGGAATTACTCCTTTTTTCATATCGTTATCTACCGACTTTTGTTTGACTTGTTCTAGTTCCTGAATGATAGTTTGTTTTTGTTTCCCATCTGCTTGTATGTAAAGTTCTGCTTTGTTAACCATATCTGCTAATTTAAAATAGCATTGAGACTTTAGGTTATCAAAGTTTTCCTTTTGTCTTGTTACAGGGTTTACTAATGGAGAACTATTATTGACAAATCCTTTACACCTAAGAATATCTACTACTCCACCTCCTACTCCATCCTCATCGCAAATAATGTTAGATGTAGGTACTTTGTGTTCTGTTGCAAAGTTCTTTATAAGTTCAGCGACCTCAACAACTGATTTACCATTGAATTGATAAAACCTAACACGAAAGCCACTCCATATACCAATAACAGTACTATCATTCCCAAAACGTGCCACATCGCAAGTAATATAAGAATCGCCAATAGGAATAAACGTATTGGTAAAAGAGTCAAGTATTTTATCATAGTCTATAAGTTGTGCAGGGTCATCTAAGTACTCCCAGTTACCAAATAAAAGCCTCTCCTTTGAAACACTATCCAAAGTTAGTAAGTTCTCTTTGTAATGCTTAGAGATAAAAGGGTTATCATCTATCAGTGAAGTAATAAATCTTTTATTCTTAGATATTGTGCCTTCTTGCTCTGGCTTATAGAACTCCGAGTAAGTCCAGTTCTTTGCTGGATTACAAGTGTAAAGAATCTTAGGCACTAAATCGTTTTGGTCCAGTTGGAATCTTATCCTTGATTTGATAATGTTTCTAGCCTTGTCATCTACTTGATTAGCCTCATCTATAAACGCATCTGTAATCTCCAATGAACCTAATTCATCAAAGTTAGGGTCGGAAGGGTAGGAGTAAAGGTCTTTAAGTAGGATAGTAGAACCATTAGGGAATTCTATTGTAGAAGATTGAGCATTGAATTTAAAATGTTTGTTGGCTTCTAGCCCTTGCATTTTAGCTATCTGGAAGAAGGAGACTAAGGTAGTTTCTTTTAGGGTTTTTAACACGGCTCTCCCAATTAGTCCTCTTGTATTGGGATATTTTAATCTTTGTTTAAGCTGCCAATAGCAACCTAATGCAGTCTTACCACCTCCTGCTCCTCCTCCAAATAGAATCTCATTTGTTGTTTTATCTTCTAATAGGTCTAAAGCAATTGTTTGTTTTATGGATAATTCCATTATAGGCTTCCTGTTTTTTCAACATAAGTTTTCTTCTCCTCCCAAACTACATTAAGTCCTCCTGATAGTTCTATCTCGTTCGTTTGTTTGGCTCTGCCTTCTAGTCTATCAAGAATCTCTTGATAAGCCTTTAAATCTCCTTTAAATGCCTTTTGTAGTACCATCATATCTAATTGCTCTGCCACAGTAAACTCCTCTTTCTCACCAGTAATAGGATTAGTCTTTACTTGCACCAATTCTAATAATCTTAACAATCTAGTCTTGCTATTAGGTATTCCTTTAGGTCTGCCATTAGGGTTTGCAACCTCCCCTTTTTTAAATGGGGTTAAATTTTGTTCGTTAGCCATAATCTCACTATTGTTTCACTATTATTGCAAAGTTAAACTTTAAACCATTGCAACCAAATTTGATGTGCAATTTGAGCTGTCATTAATGGTGGTACTGACATACCAATTAAATAATTAGGTGCTATTTTCTTAAAATTATAATCCATAGGGTAAGAACCAATTAATTTACATTCATCCATTGTAACTCTATGTGGAACATCAAACCGAATAGGAACCGAATCTGAACCAGCAGCAATTGTATTTGGTACTTTATCATCTTTGATGAATACAGCATTAAACCTTTTAGCTTTACCACTTAACCTTAAATGTATATCAGATAAACTTGTATCATCAATATGCCTATGTTCCCAAACTTTCCTTGTTTCAAGTGTTAATTCTGTACCAAATATATTTGATTTAAAATTTTTATAAGTTATTGGTTTTTCGTTAAAATCTAATCTTAAAGGTTTAAAGTTTAATTCTTTTTTATGGCCTATAAAAAATACTCTTTCCCTTCTTTGTGGAACTCCCATTGAAGCTCCATTTAAAAGGAATATTTGTACTTTATAACCTGCTTTTTCCATTGTTTGAATAATCTTCTTAGAATAAGCCTTTGCATTACCTAAAATAATACCTTTTACATTTTCTAATAAAAAAACCTTTGGTTTTAGTTTAATAATAGTATTACAATACTCAAATACTAAGTCATCTAATGTTTGTAATGCTTGACCTTCTTTAAATTGCTTTTCTTTACCCCAATCTTTTTCCCTACTACCTGACATTGAAAAACTTGAACAAGGAGGACTACCATCTAATAAATCAAGATTATATAATTCTTTTGGTAGATCAGTAAGTTTATTAAATTCTCTAATATCTTGGTTATAAAGATATTTTGGGCTATGGTTTGTTTTATAAATATCTGCTACTTGAGGGTCTATTTCTACTCCTCCTAAATGAGTATATCCAGCTAACTTATAACCCATAGTTGAGCCACCACCACAAATAAAAGTACCAAAAACTTTTAGTCCATTAGGTTCTATTCCTTTTGCAGGATAACCATTATTTAAATTCCATTTATAAGGGAATCTATGGTCATTAAATTCGTATTTAATCATTACCTAATAGTTTCCATATTGCTTGTTCTGGAGTAGGTGCAATCTTTAAAAGCGCCTTTTTTACAATATGATATTCATCTTCAGTATATTTTAAATTAATAGTCATTGAATCGCTTACATCATCAAGACTTAATTCTTTATTTTTATCTCCAAAGCCTTCAGTATTAAAGTTTGGTATATCTAAACCCCATTCGGTTAGTTCTAGGGCATCCCAATTATTTGCTAGGTCATCCCAATCCCACTCTCCGTAGCCTACATTATCTTTTACAATAAACTCTTTTTTCTTTTCCTCTGATAAGTTATTTGCGTGAATCACAGGAACATCGGTTAACCCAGCTTCAAGACAAGCCTTTAGCCTCATATTGCCTCCTAAAACCATATTATGTTCATCAATGACAATAGGTCTAAGTTCTAGCATTTGTGGGAAGTCCTGAATAGACTTTACAAGTTGCTTAAACTTATTATCCTTAATTAATCTTGGATTATTAGGATTTGATTTGATTTGAGTAATTAGCATCTGCCTTGTCTATTATAAGGTTTAGTAGGTTTGTCTTTAGGACCAGAGTTCTTTTTAGCCTTTCCTTTTTTTCTTGCTCCAAAGGAGACCTTCCCATTAGGATTTAGTTTCGCCATATTTATTTATTAGTTCGTTTAACTCTGTTCTAGTCCATTTCTTAATTAGTCTAGACTGACTTTCTAAGTGCATTACCATTCTTTCGCCAATTTTATCTATTAGGTTTTTTCTATATCCTATCAGGTGGAATTGGTCAAATCCATTACAAGCCTTGCACTCTCCGTTTACATTATACTCATCAAATCTTAAAGCTGAACTATTCTTGACAGGCACATAATGACCTGCATCCATTTGGGAGGTATCT